CAGAACAAGCATACGCCTATGTAACACTCATACCAGTTGCTAAGGGTTTCCAGGAAAAAATTGCCTCCGAGATGACCGGCGTTGGTGGCGTTGGTGGCCAGGTTGGTAAAAAGTTTAGCTCTGGATTTGGCGGGGCCCTTAAGGGTATTGCCGGCCCGCTACTTGCAGCCTTTTCAACTATTGCCATTGCAGACTTTGCCAAAAAGGCAGTAAATGCTGCATCCTCATTTGAGGCTGAGTTTGAGGGTGTTAGACAAACCTTTGGTGATGCTGCAAAGGCAGTGCAAGACTTTGCTGATAACGCTGCCTATTCCGCTGGTATCTCTGAGACCGCTGCGCTACAGGCTGCTAAAAACTTTGGAGGATTTGCAAACGCTGCAGGCCTTGCATCTGCCGAAGCCGCAACATTTTCAACTGACCTAGTTCAAGCCGCTGGAGACCTGGCATCATTCAATGATGTGCCGGTTGACCAAGCCCTAGCTGCAATCTCATCTGGTCTGGCGGGACAGTCTGAGCCGCTGAGACAATTTAGCATTTTCTTAGACCAAGCTACGCTGTCCACACAGGCTGCAGCTATGGGCTTTACAGGGGCCTTTTCTGCACTATCCCAGGGTGAGCAAACTTTGGTGCGCCAAGCGGCCATCATGGACCAAATGGGTGTTTCTGCCGGAGACTTTGAAGCCTACGCTGACACATACGGCAACTCACTTAAAACAGTCCAAGCCCTATTTGCTGAGATGCAAACAGAAATTGGTGGAGCATTACTGCCGGCGCTTGCCAGGCTTATGCCGGCCTTTATTCCAATCATTGAAACAGCTGGCCCGGCCCTAACAAAAATCTTTGAAGCCCTTGTCCCATTAATTGATGCAATTGCTGTAAACATTGGCCCGCTTGTAGAGGCCTTGTCTCCACTCATTGATGCATTTGGTTTAATAGTTGGTGCGGGCTCCGAAATCTTAGCGGCAATTTTACCCCCGCTTGTCAAAATCTTTGATGCCCTTGCCCCAATTGTCTTAAAGGTAGTTGAGGCCTTTATGCCTTTGGTGGAGGCCTTACTCCCTCCCCTAATCAGGCTCATTGAAGCATTGCTCCCATTCCTTGAAATGGTTGCATCATCCCTGGGTGATTTCTGGATTCCAATTTTAAGTAAATTGGTAGAGGCAATCTTGCCTTTTGTAGTTTACTTTATTGACCTATTCGCTAGGGCCTTGGAGGACCTGAACACATTACTTGGCCCAGTATTTGCAGCCCTAAAGCCAATTGCAGACACCTTGCTTGCCATTGCAGGCATCAAGCCTGGAGACCTGGATAAGACTGTAACTGTTACAACTCAATTTAAAACTGCAGGTGCAGGCACATCGGTCCTGGATGATTACGCTTACAACACCAGGACTAATACCCCAGTTCCAAAAGCCACTGTCCCACAAGTACCTGGTCCTGGAGGCGCTGGCTCCGGCACAGATGCAAGAAAAGAAATCCAAAAAGCCATCAAGGGCACTAAAAAAGCTATCAAGGCTGCCAAGAAAGAATATAAAAAGGCAGTCAAAGAGGCTAATGCTGCATTTGCCGAAACCAGAGCTGAGATTTCTGAAAACTACAGCATGGCTGTGGCTAAAGCCACAATTCAGCGTGATGAGGAATTGGCCCAGGCGCTAAAGGATAACGCTAGGCGAGTTTCTGAAATCCAGTCCGATTTTGCACAGCGGCTAGATAACATTGTCCAACAGTCTATGGACAGATTGCGTGATGTCTACAGGTCTGCAGTTGAGATAAACGTTGCATCAATTTTTGATGGCGATGTTGTTGCTGGAAGCATTGACGGCACTATTGAGGTAATGCGCCAAAAGCTTGCAGCTGCCAGGCAGTTGCTTGCTAACGCTGCAGCATTGGCCGCCGCAGGATTCTCACAAACCTTTATTGAGCAGGTTGTTGGTGCAGGCACTGACGTAGGCAATGAACTTGCTACATCAATCCTAAACGCTACCCCTGAGCAACAAACTGAGATGCGTAATCTGTTTAACGCTATTGAGGTTGAAGCCTCATCGGGTATGGATGCGTTATCACAAACCATCTACGAGAAAAACGGCCTAGCTACCCAAGAGCTTAGAAACCTTTACGCTCAAACCCAAGAGGAATTGGTTGTAGCGCTTGCTGAGCAAGAGCAAATCTACCAAGAGACAATGGCCGCAATCATGGAGCGCTTTAATGAGGCGCTAGTTGAGGCCAAAGAGGTTAGAGATGCGGCATTGCTTGAGGCGCAGGAAACTTTGACCCTGGCACTTGAGGAAGCTCAGCAAAAGTTTGTTGACGAAATCAAGAGACTCAAAAAAGAATTTAAGGCAGTAATTAGCGATATGCAGGGCATGGTCTCTAGCATGAGTAGCGCAATTGATAAGTTAATGAAAAAAATTGCGGCTGCAAAGGCCGCTGCATCAAGCGTGACCAGTGGCGCTGTAGCTGAGGTAAAGAAACCTAAACTTGCGCTTGCTACTGGTGGATTAGTTACAGGCCCAACAAATGCACTCATTGGCGAGGCTGGACCTGAGTTAGTGATTCCGCTTGATAGGTTTGAATCATGGATGAACATGGGCGCAGGTGGAAACGGCAAGGCGCTGAATTACTATGCAGCCCCTAACCAGTCACTTGACAATGAAACAGAATTATTTAATGCCATGAAGCGTGCAAAGGTGGTTGTCGGTTGGTAAACGTAAACTATGCCCTAATTGGGGCCAATGGTGACTCAATTGAGTTTGACTATCAAAACTATGTTTTGAACCCAGACTTTATGGGTTTTGGAATTCCTCCGGCGCAGGTAAGAATTGAAAACTCAGCTGGTGATGGTGGCGTATTTAGGCACGCCAAGCGAGGCATCAGGGTTGTTGACTTACCTATTACAGTTTTGGGAACTGACAGAGGCGATGTGCAGACCAAGCTTAGACGGCTTGCAAAGCTAACCCAAAACAACTATGGCCCATTAATCCTGGAGGCCCGCTACTCTAACGGCGAAAAACTTAGACTTACCGCTTATTACACCGGTGGCGCTGAATCCCAATGGGGAGATAAGGCAGGCAACGTCTGGTGTAACTGGACACTATCCCTACAAGTGCCTCAGCCTTTTTGGCAGAGCACGAGAATTGAGCAGTTCACCATTACACGTGGAGTCTCCGGGCGTGGTCTACTACCTGAGCTATCCAAGTTAAAGCTATCTAGCTCACAGGCATTGGGAACAATCAGCATAAACAACCAGGGTGATGTGCCGGCATACCCAACTTACAGAATCATTGGTCCAATCACTGAATTTTTTGTAAGTGATGGAGTGCAGTCATTTGGCTTTGTTGAGGATGTAGCAATTGGCGAAACCATTTTTGTAAACACTGAAACAGGTGCAGTTTACGATGAGGCCGGTGTAAACAAATACAACATTCTTGCCCCTGCCCCTAAATTGTTTAAATTGCCGGTTGGGCCATCTACTCTAACCATCCAGGGCACTGAGGCAGATGAGGACACCCGAATTGACGTTTACTATGCGCTCAGGTATGAGGTAGTTCACTAATGCAAATTGATGACCTAATCATTGAAGTTAGAGATGCTGACCTGGTAAGGGTTGGGCAGTTCAGGCCAGAGGATTTGGTTGGAGCTACATTTGTTTTGAGATACAACAATGTTGGGTCCTGGAGCATGAAACTGCCTTATGGGCACAGATTGGGCGAGCTACTAAGGCTCCCTGGTTATGGGATTATTGTTACCGGCCCTGCAGATACAGTAATTATGAGCGGGCCCACACTTGGAGCTACTCTGAATCAAACCTCAGACAACCTTGAGGGTGACTGGTTAATCTCAGGCGCAAGCGATGAGATTATTTTGCAAGAACATTTGGCTTACCCAACCCCAAGCACCTCAGACGTTCAAGCTCAAATTATTCCTTATGACGAGCGCTCAGGCCCCGCTGAAACTGTGCTCAAGGGTTATGTAAATGCAAACATTGGGCCATCAGCCCCGGTTGCTAGAAAAATCCCACTTTTAGCTATAGAGCTAAATGAAGCTAGGGGAGAGGTTGTAACCGGTAGAGCACGATTTGACCAACTAAATGAGTTGTTTTATGACCTGGCTCAATTGGGTGGTCTTGGATACAAGATTGACCAAGCCGGAGAGGAATTAGAGTTTAAGTGCTATGTCCCAACTGACCGCAGCGCAACTGTCAGAATGGACATGGACAATCAAAAGCTGTCTAGCTCAAATTACAGCTATGCCTCAGCAAGAGTTACCAGAGCTATTGTCGGAGGCCAGGGCGAGGATGAGTGGAGGCGCTTTGTTGAGGTCTCTAATGATGATTCCGAAGCGGCTGAGTCTGCATGGGGTAGGCGCATTGAAGTTTTTAAAGACAACCGAAACTCAAGGGATGAGGCAGTCCTAACGCAATCGGGCCAAGAGCTACTCATTGACCAGGGTAAAACAATCGTGGAGATGTCAGTAACACCATCTGATGACATAAACATGAGATTTGGTGTTGACTGGTATCTTGGCGATAAAATTACAATTGTTATTCAGGACATTGAGGCTAAGGCCGTTGTCACTGAAATTGGAATCCAGATTAGTGATTCAGGCGTAAGAATTGGCGCAACTGTTGGGGCCCCGGTTGGAATGACCTATGAAGCCAAGCTATTGGCAAAAACCTCAGATGTTGCTAAAAGGGTCTCTAACATTGAGCGGGCTGTTACAGGCTATGGCGTAAACACCGCATATCAGCCAAGCGGCGGCACAAGCGCAATCCAACCAACTTGGACAGGCAACATCTTTACTGCCTCATTCAACCGGTTTGGCAACATGATTCACTTTAGTATCTTTGTAAACTTTGCTACTATCCTGACATTTGGAACAGGGCAGTATTACGTTACCTTGCCCTATCCTGCACGTGTTGCCTACCAGTTTAGAGATGGCTGTTTACATGACACCTCAGCTGGCACTGAGTTTTTTATTTCTGGGCACGTTGCTGCGGGGTCAGACGTTTTGTATCTAAACACCGCAGATAAGGTGGGGTCAACTATTCAGGATTTAGATTTCACAAGCACAAGCCCAGTTACACTGACAACCGCTGACAGGTTTCACATTGCCGGCACTTACGAGATAGAGGGATAAATGGCAGCTATTCAATTAAATTTGTATGTGGAGGCCGGAGCAACATTTAACCGGTCTTTGATTTACACAAATGATGACGGCTCACTGTTTGATTTAGACGATTTCACCGCAGAGCTACAGGTGCGGGAAACAGTTGCAAGCGCAGAGCCTACACTAACTGTCACGCCTGAGATTGACGTTGAAACGGCAACAGTGTCTTGGTCATTTACAGCAACACAGACAAGCACATTGACTGATGCAACTTATGTTTACGCAATGGAGCTTTATGGGCCGGATGATTTAGTTATTAGATTGATAGAGGGTGTCATCACTGTATCTCCAGAGATAGTGAGACCAATTGCCGATTGAAATTATAGGCCCTGACAATAACCGCATTATTGCTGAGTCTGCACCTCAAAAATCTTTAAAATTTAGTGCTTCAAATGAGGCTGCCATTCAAATTACCAACCAGGCGGATGACCGCACTCTGACTGGCCGGCTAACTGAAACAGCTTTAAGACTTTACGCCGCTAAGGGAGTAAAGGGTGATACTGGTGAGCAAGGCGAAACTGGCGCTCAAGGAATTGCTGGACCTACTGGACCCCAAGGGGAGCAGGGTCCTGCCGGAGCTCGTGGCCTACCTGGTGCAGATGGAGCAACCGGCCCTAGAGGCTTTGCAGGCCCAACTGGAGCGCAGGGCGCAACTGGCCCTCAAGGAATCCAAGGGCAAGCTGGCCCCAGAGGCGAAACTGGTCCAAAAGGGGATAGAGGTGAGCCTGGCGCTAAAGGTGATACTGGCGCAACAGGACCAACCGGACCAAGAGGCTTAAAAGGCGATACCGGCGATACCGGGGAAACCGGCCCAGAGGGTCCACAAGGTGAAACAGGACCAACCGGCCCACAAGGCTTAAAGGGTGACACAGGCTCACAGGGTGAGACTGGAGACACAGGACCACAAGGCCCCAAAGGAGATAAGGGTGATACCGGGTCTCAGGGCCCTAAAGGTGATACCGGAGCAACTGGGGCAACAGGCCCAACTGGCGCAACCGGCTCAAGAGGTTTGCAAGGTGAAACCGGTCCCAAAGGTGACAAGGGTGACACTGGCGCTACAGGTGCTCAGGGCCCGCAAGGAATTCAAGGCGCAACCGGTTTAACTGGTTTGACTGGACCAACTGGAGATGTCGGAGAGACCGGACCCCAAGGCCCGCAAGGTGAAGCTGGTCCAACAGGCCCAACCGGCCCTCAAGGTGCAACAGGTTTAACCGGCCCAGCCGGAGCAACTGGAGCAACCGGAGCGCAGGGTCCTAAAGGTGATACCGGAGACACCGGCCCAGCTGGTGCTCAAGGTGACACAGGTCCACAGGGGCCACAGGGAGCTCAGGGAGAGCCTGGAGCAACCGGCCCACAAGGTTTACAGGGTGAGACTGGTCTAACCGGTCCAGAGGGTCCACAAGGCCCACAGGGTGACCCTGGAGATACTGGTTCAGCTGGAGCAGATGCCATTTGGAACTTTACCGGCGCATACAGTGGCGGCGCAGCATATGCAATTGGTGACATTGCAACTTTTAATGGTCAGACCTGGTATCGCATTAATAGCAATGGCGGCAACGTTGGAGATACTCCATCAGAGGGGCTTTTCTGGACCTTAATTGCTGCCATAGGTGAAACTGGAGCAACCGGGCCTGAGGGCCCAGCCGGTCCAACCGGTGCAACCGGTGACACTGGCGCAACTGGTTCACAAGGTCCAGCCGGAGATACCGGACTAACAGGGCCTGAGGGTCCTCAAGGGCCTAAGGGTGACACAGGTGATACCGGACCTCAAGGCTTGCAGGGGGAAACCGGCTTAACTGGCCTTACTGGTGATGCGGGGCCTCAGGGGCCTCAAGGGTTAAAAGGTGACACTGGAGACACCGGGCCTCAAGGCCCAACTGGAGCAACAGGTCCAACTGGCGCAACTGGAGCAACTGGTCCACAAGGGCCAGCGGGAACATCAGCAACCTTAACGCAGACGATACAAGACAAAAATGCCAATTACACACTTTTGGCATCAGATAAATTTACGCTTATCCGCTCAACCGGGTCAGCGATAACAATCACAATCCCCAACGTTCTAGCGGTGGGGGAGCGTGTTGATGTGCTACAAGATGGCGCAGGTCAGGTAACATTTACAGCATCAGGCGTAACCCTGGCCTCTAAAGGTTCAAAAACAAAAACAGCGGGGCAATATTCAGCGGTTACGCTAATGTGCGTAGCATCGGGTATAGTTCGCCTCATAGGTGACTTAGGTTAGGAAACAGCATGGCACAAACATCATGGCCCTTTGAGGACATTGACACAACAGAAACCCAATTTAGCCTCTGGGCTAGGAATCTTGGGCAAGGCGTTATCAAAGACAGAGCCAATGAGCTTGAGGTCTTTGGTGACAGCTCCGGTTTAAACGTTAAAATCAAAACTGGTGAAGCTTTACTAAGAGGGCATTTCTATAGCAGCAACGCTGAGGAAACCCTAACCATTCAAACAGCTAACTTAGTTAACCCTAGGGTTGACCTGGTTATCCTAAAGCTTGACCCCTCAGAAAACTCAATTTTGCTCAGTGTGCTAACGGGCACGCCAAATGCAGTGCCAGAGCCTCCAGCATTGACTCAGACCGATGACGGAATTTATGAGATTGCCCTGGCAAGTGTTTATGTTGGTCCTGGTGTTGCAGGTATTGCCCCGGCAGATGTTACTGACATTAGATACATCTTTACCCCTTGGACCGGTATTGTGCAGGGTGACCAAATCACCGGTGAAATTGCAGATGCAACTGTTGTTGGTAGCCAGATAACTGGAAGCCTTACAGTAGCAACTGTCCCAGGTTCTCAAATTAGCGGCAGCATTACAACTGGGACTCTACCAGGCGCAAACATCACAGGCACTGTTCCAGCCGGCATCATTGCCACAGGCTCATCTAGCAAGTCTGCTAACTACACCATTCAGGCAACTGATGAAAACACTTACATCCTCTCAACAGGCTCAGCCATAACAATTACTGTCCCAGACGTATTGTCCAATGGTGAATCAGTGAACTTCATTCAAGTTGGAACTGGTGCAATTACTTTTGCGGGCTCAGGAGTTACCATAAACTCTGCAGATGCCAAACTAAAAACAGCTAAGCAATACGCCGGTGCAACCATTACTAAACTTGCCGGGGCTTACTACCTGATTGGAAACTTGGGCTAATGCTTATACCCCTTGGAATACTTGCGGCCTCAGGCGGTGGTGGGGCTTATGAGCACATTGAAAGTGTGGATTTAGTTGCAGATGGGGTTGTTACATTCAGTTCAATTCCGGCAACATATAAACACCTGCAACTTAGGGTAGTGGCCAGAAGCAGCTCGTCTACGCACCAGCCTTTTCAGCTAAGAATGAATGGCGTTACCACTAACGCTTATAGTTTTCACAACTTTGGGCGCTCACTTACTGCCACTGTTACAGGTAGTAGCTCATTAAGCTCAGCTATAAACCTAGGTGCCCAATTGCTCCCAGAGGATGACACCGATACTGGAAACGCTGGAATCATTGTAAACATCATGGATTACACAAATACAAGTAAAAATACAACTGTTTCATCTTATGGTGGCACGATTGGTCCACGCTATATTGCAAGCGGTATGTTTATTAATACAAGTTTAGTGAACAGCATAAGCATATCTAGCTCAATGCTTATATATTCTCATTTGTCTCTCTACGGAATAAAGGGTTAAGATGCCTACTCCAACATATACACCTTTGGCTACTATTACGTTAACAGCCTCAGCCTCAGCGGTGACATTTTCATCTATACCTGGCACTTACAGGCATCTTGTAATTGCTATGGAATCAAAGGGGACAGCAACTACCAATGGTTTTATTAGGACCAATGGCCAGGCTGGCACTCAAAGCTATGGCTGGGCGCAACTTGCCGGCACTGGAACACAATTTTTACCTCAATCCTCCGCAAGCTCAAGCAGCGTTCCATTGACTGTAAGCGCTAACGCAACTACTACAAGCGCACTAGTTTCCCAAATTGAAATTATGGATTACAACCGGGCTAACAAATTTGGAACTTTTTTAGTTAAGTCAAACTCCCCCGCAGCCACAGAGATTATCTTTGGTAGGACCAGGACTCAAAGCAACATCCCAATTACATCAGTTCAAATTTCTGGCGCTTGGGCCGCCGGCGGTATTTTTAGTCTATACGGAATTGCAGGTTAAAAAATGACAATGGAAGCAATCCAAACAGTAGATGTTGGAATCACCGGAGCCGCATCAATAACTTTTAGCTCTATCCCTCAAAATGCAACAGATTTGATGGTGATGATTTCTGGCAGGGTAACTTCAAGCATTAGAGATTTTAGCGTTTTGCCAAATGGTAGCTCAAGCAGTCTCACATATGACCGGTTATACTCTGATGATTTTGCAGACCCAGCAAATATAGGTTCAGATAACGGAACAACCACTCCGAATTTTAAAGACGGCGTTAGCGGAACTTCACAGACAGCTAATGCTTTTTCTTACGCTGAAATCTATTTTTACAATTACGCATCTACAACTGAGCATAAAAACTTTGCGGCTTTTTATGGTTATGAGTCAGCCGCTGCATCTGCTTGGTCAAACATGATACACGCCAGATGGTCTAACGTAGCTGCAATAACATCTCTAGTGCTACAGCCAGCAACAGGTGGAGACTGGGCACAATACACATCTGCCACATTATATAAGATTACCAAGGGTTCAGACGGCGCAACAGTAGTTGCATAAGGATAGGAAATAACATGACAGATACTCCAGTAAAGCTAGTGGTCAATTGCGAGACCGGCGTTCAGGAATACATCCCTTTTACAGCTGAGGAAATTGCCCAGGCAGAGGCAGACCGCTTAGCTTGGGAACAGGAAAAGGCTGCACAAGAGCAGGCCCAGGCGGAAAAGGAAGCACTAGAAGCTAGTGCAGTTTCTAAGCTTGCGGCTTTGGGCCTAACCCCAGATGAGATTGCCGCACTCAAAAGCTAATGGCTGAGGAAACATCCGGCGTAAGGATTACACAAAACGCCATTTATCAGAAACAGCTAGAGCATGGAGAGATTCTTATCCAGGTCCTGCAAAAGCTAGACCACTTGGATGATGTGCCTCACAGGCTCAGAGAGGTTGAGCTGACATTGGCACGCCTTGCCTGGGTTGAAAAGATTGCCTACACAGGATTGACTGCCGCATTTACGGCCCTAGTTGGAGCTGTTTTAAGCCTAGTTTTAGTTTAAGGAAAACAAATGAGATTTCCATTTAACAAACCAATTTCCAAAATTTCAAGTGGATATGGGTGGCGCATACACCCCATAGACAAGGTAAGGCGGCATCATAACGGCATAGATTATGCAGTGGCTATTGGCACTCCAATTTATGCAATTGAAGCCGGCAAGGTTATTTTTGCTGGTCCATCTAGCATCAAGCTTGCCAATGGGGAGCCTGGAGGCGGCGGCTACATCGTAAGGCTACGCCACAAGGTCAATGGCGAATGGATAACATCCAGCTATATGCACTTGAAAAAGGGCTCTATCCCAAAGGCCGGCATCAAGGTTGGGGACATCGTGACTGAGGGCCAAAAGATTGGCGAGTCCGGCAACACTGGAGCAAGCACCGGCCCTCATTTACATTTTGAGATTCAGCGTGGCAAACACTACATTTACACATCCAATGGCACACGCTACACAGAGCCTACAAGCTACATCAAGACACAGATAGCGCTGGAGAAAATCAAAAAGTGAAATGGTTAGATTCTGTCTTTTTGCTCAAGGATGAAAAGGGCAAGACAACTGGGCCATCTTGGAACTTTAGGCGCAAGCTTATTTTTGGTGGTTACCGGGTAGGCGTTGTAATGATTGCCTTTGGTATGTTCACATTTTTTTGGGACACCCAGGTAAGTGTGCAGCTAGTAATTGGCGGGGTTGCACTAATCTCAATTATCTTGACCGCTTACACCGCATCCGCAACTTTTGAGGATGTCAAACTATGGAAACCTGGAGAAAATGACGATGTTTGAAATTCCTGCACACGTTAGAAAATGGATTTACGGAATTATTGCAACAACTGTGCCGCTACTAATTAGCCTTGGCTACTTGACCAATGAAGTGGCTGCTCAAATCCTAAACATTGCTGCAGCTGTGCTAACAATTGGTGGCTCTGCACTTGCTATCAAGAATGTCCCAGACGAGGACTAAAAAAACTTTACAGATTATCCCCCTGGCTACGGCTGGGGGGATTTTTTGCGTTTCTGGTCTTGTATTAATTTAATGCGCTCTTTAGGAGACTTAGCTCCCCACATTCCAGCTGCCTCCTGGTTGGTGACGGCGTAATCCAGGCACTGCACACGCACTGGGCATCTATTGCAAAAGGTCCGGGCTATTTTGTAGCTCTCTTTATGGGCATCCCTAAACCACAAATCTGCATCAGTCTCTTGGCATGGTGGGACCACATCAGCATTGTCTATTGCATCCCATAGCTTAAAAAACTTGATGCGGGCTGTCTTATTAATAAACATTTGTAAATGTCCTATGTCTTGAGTATGGTCTTAGTATGACAGAAAATACATACACAAAATACATAACAACCGCAGACATGGTAGGCAATTTTGACCATGCAGATGCACGCTGGGCAGAGCTCAGGGATGGCATGATTGGTGGCTCAATGGTGGGCACGATTGCAGGGCTCAATAAATGGGAGTCTGCCGTAACTGCCTTTTACAAGTTCACCAAACAAATTGATGACACTATTGAGGACAACCCGGCAATGGAATGGGGCCGCAGACTAGAGGCTCCAGTCATTGACAAGTTTGCAGATGAGCACCCTGAAATGATTGTGCACAAGGATGTGGGCACATGGGTAAGCAAGACCAGGGCTTATCAGTTAGCTAATCCAGATGGCATCTTGGAGCGTGACGGCTCACTTGGCATTTTGGAGATTAAAACTGCAGCCTACAAAGATGACTGGATTGCAGAGGATGGCTCAATGAGAGTGCCGCTGTATTACCAAACACAGGTCCAGTGGTATTTGAGCACGCTTGGACTTGACTGGGCATACCTGGCTGTTTTGTTTGCTGGGCGTGAATACCACGAGTTTGAGATTCAGGCAGACACATTCCAACAGTCTGTGGACATTGAGCTTGTGGAAACATTCCTAAAGCACTGCTCAGAGATGAAGCAACCAGATTGGGATGGCTCAAATTCAACTTATGAAACCATCAGACGGCTTCACCCTGAGATTGAGGCTGTAGAGGTTGAGGTAGGCCAGCTGGGTCTTGACTACCTGGAGACTGAGAAAAAGGCTAAGCAAGCAAGTGAGGCCCTGACACAGCTAAAATCACAGGTCATGGCAGAGATGGGCCATGCTAAGGTTGGAACAATTGACGGCGTTGCACGATTCTGGAGACGTTCCAGAGCCGGGGGAACACCATTTTTAGTAGCTAAGTAGGAGGACAACATGGGAAAATCAGAAAACTTTTTAGACGGATACATTGACGTTGCAGAGAGGATTAGGGAATTCAAATCCAAGCACCCGGAGGGCTCACTCAGGCAGGTCTCGCTTGAGTTTGTAAACCTGGGCGGCAAAGATTACGTAATTTACACCGCTGCAGCTTACCGGAGCCCTGAGGACACTATCCCCGGCATTGGCACAGCCTGGGAGCCTATCCCTGGCTCTAGCCCTTACACCAGGGGCTCAGAGGTCATGGTGGCGGAAACTAGCGCCTGGGGCCGGGCAATGATTGCCAGCCTTGCAGTTGAGTCTCAGCGAATTGCCAGCAAGCAAGAGGTCATAAATCGCCAAGTGCCGAAAAGGGATTTTTTAGGCGAGGCAGCTAAAGTTGGAACAGTGGCCGGCTTACGTGAATTATGGCAAGAGGCCCGCACTGCAGGCGCAGACGAAAAAACACTTACCGAGATTGCAAAGATAAAGGATGCCATCAAAGACTGATGCAATACTGTTAGCCGCTATTAGGGAGCGCACTGAGCTCATTCAAGAGCTCTGGTTTTTTGGATTCCCTGATGAGGCCATAGCTGAGTATGCTCAGATTAAAATCCTAAAGGCAAAATTGAGAGAGGTGAGGCGTGCTAACTCCAGACCTAGTAATCCAGGAACTCCAGGACATCCGCAGGCAGAGTGAAAAAGGCATCCAGATGCTTGCAGATGCTGAGAATAAATTTTTAGAGCTTGACACTAAAGCTGAGACTATTGAGGCGCAGGCTCTATTGGCCTCTGAGGGCACTGTAGTGGACAGACAGGCCAGGGCTAAGCTTGCATCATCTGACGCCCGCTATGAGGCATCTGTGGCTCGTGTGGAGGTGCAGAGAATCAAGACCAAGCTACGCCATTTGAATGAGTCAATGATGGCCGTTATGAGTGCGGCCAAAATGGTTGAGATAACTTACAAGACGGCAGGAATTGGGGAGCGATGAACTGGCTCAGGTCCCAGCTGTTTCTTTTAATTCAGCATTGGCAATGGAGCAGGTGGCAAAAAGCCAGGATTGCCGAAGCAAAGAAACAAAAAAATGTTGACTATCAGAAATGTTTGTTTACTAATTGCGACAAGTGCAGATGTGGTGCAATTTTAGATTGTGAATGACATTAGGGAAAAATGCAGTTGCGGGGCCTCATTCAAAGCCAATGGCGATGAGGCTCTAAAACTATACCGGGCATGGGTCAAGCGCCATGTCTGCCCTGATGAGCCTCTGGAAATTCAGCGTGATTTTGAGAGCACTAGCACTATAGGTTTTGCGGCTGACTTCAAAGGCACAGGCATGGACATTCCAGCCAGGACATCTGACCCTTTTGGTGACGAGGATGAATAAAAAAGAATTTGACAAGTATCTCACTAGAGACAAAAGCCGCTGTTACCATTGCGGCATTAGTGATGACACGCTAATCCCACAGCATAGACAGGGGCGAGGCATGGGCGGCAGTAAAGCCAGGCACGTGCCCTCAAACATCATCACGTTTTGCAGTGAACACAATGGCAGGATAGAGAGCAACGCAATTGCTAGAGCTAAAGCAAGGCGGTTAGGTTGGTCACTTGAATCCTGGCAAGACCCAAAGACGGCTCCGGTATTTGACACAGCATCCGGTAGTTGGTATCTTTTGGGGGATGACTTTAGCAGGCAGACTTATTCCCTGGAGGACAGTTAGGGAATAAGCCCCAGGGAGCAAGCTCAACCTGGTTGCCGGCAGACAAGTTGCCAGCTGAGAGTATTGTTGCACATAGTTTTGACAAGAGAGGACAGTAATGCCATTAATTAGAGGACATCACGAATTTGATGACCACTTCACCCAAATCCCAAATGACTGGTTACGAGATGACCGGCTGAGCTTTAGGGCTAGAGGGTTGCTTGCACACATCCTCAGTCACCGGCCAGAGTGGTCATTGACCATTGAATTTTTAGCCGGCAAGAATCCTGAGGGCAGGGATGCAATTAGGTCTGCCATTAAAGAATTAGAGGATTTGGGCTACATCAAGCGAGAGCAGCCGAATCATGGCAAGTTCCAAGAAACTATCTGGACAACCCAGGACCCTAAAGGGATTGAGCCGGGCCCTGGAAACCCGCTGACGGAAAACCCGCCGGCGGGAAATCCGTTGCATAAGAATAACATTATTAAGAATACTAATATTAAGAATACAGAGAGAGAGCATTTTGATAAATTCTGGGAGCTCTATCCAAAAAAGGTGGACAAGGCTCAGGCCCTCAGAGGCTTCACAAGGGCTCTAAAGCGTGCCAGCCTGGAAACCATACTCCGGGGAGCTAAAAACTACTCTACGGACCCAAATCTGCCCGATGAGAAACGCTTTATCAAGAATCCGGCAACCTGGTTAAACGCAGACTCATGGGACAACGGACCATTACCCGAACGGACACGCCGAAACAAAAGCCAAACAGATTGGGAATCTTTGGCAAAATGGGCACAAGAGCAAGACCGGCTAATGGAGGACAACTAATGCCAACTTATGATTACCGATGTGACGGCTGTGAAATAACAGCATCAGAGCAAAGGTCAATTGCAGACAGGGATAACCCTGCAACCTGCAACATCTGCAGACAAGTGATGTGGAGAGTGCTAACTGCACCGGCCATTAAATTCAAGGGAAGTGGCTTTTATTCAAATGACAAAAACGGCAATGATGAAGCCTTTTAGTCAAGACCTGTTTGATGCAGATGACAACGCAAAACACCAGGCGATTGAATACCTGGAAACCCAAGGCCTAATCATGCGAGTCAACCTGGACCCTTATGGCGTTGACTTGATTGGTGAGCTGAATGGTGAGCCTAGGTCCTACGAGATTGAAGTTAAGCGCTCATGGAGCGGGGACCATTTTCAATTTCACACAGTGCACATTGCAGCTAGAAAAATAAAGTTTGCCAAGCCTGAGACTAGATTCCTGATGTTTAATCTTGAGCGCACCCATGCGTTTTTGATTACCGGGGATGATGTTGCCAGGTCACCGATTGTTACAAAAAGCACCAAATACACTGAGGCGGAGGACTTCATCTCAGTTCCATTGAGCAGAGTTAGGATGATTCAGCTTTGAACATTTCAGAGACAAGAGAGTTGCTACAGGACATAGCAGCAATAGACAAGAGACAAATTACCCCGGAGACCATCCAGGCGTGGCATGGAATTCTGGGCCACATAAGTTTGGATGTTGCCAAAGAGGCGCACAAGCTTGCCCGCAAAGACTTAAGCATTAATTACTTGGAGCCCCGGCACATTTTTGGGTGGTCAAAAGAGGCAGTTAGCATCCTCCAGCGAAACCAGCCACAAGTGCCAGAGCCTGAACGGCCCTCATCCCCTGAGCCTAACTGCAAGCATCACCGGACCCGCATCACAGAGTGCAAGCCATGCATTAAAGAGCTAGGCAAGCAAACTGACCTAAACGCTGAGCAATTGCACGCCTGGGCGGTGGCAAACATTTATGAGTAAATCAGAGGCCACTTGCCTAATCTGTAATGAGACGTGGACCATTCACGAGGGGAGAGAAAACAAACAAATCTTTTGCCGGATGTGCCGCTCACACGAGAGCGCTATTGACTACGGCCATGATGACCCATGCCTCCCCTGGCGTGGAGAGTTTGACGAGGATGACAACCCCATCAAAGGCACAAGGCTTTATTTACCAGGCAACCGAATCTGTGGCCACAGGGATTGCGTGGCAGAATCTCACATCAAGACTCAACTGCCTTGGCAAGTGCTAGAGGCTGAGAGGTATGACACAAGCTACCGAACCGGCAGGAAACAGGACTGGACCCAGTTGACTGCAAAGCTCAAAAAAGAGCTCCCAAAAATGTCAGTGCCAGCTGATAAGATAACCAAAACATCCTAGGAGGATACAAATGGCAGATATCAAATTCAAGGCAACAGTTAAGAATGTCTATGACAAGTTTCTGATTGTCTATGAAAAGCACTCAAAGAAAACCCCAACCGGGGAATGGGAAACTGTAGGCTACACAGATTTCAAGGTGTGGCTACCAGATGGCTTAACCGGCTCCATGTTCAAGGAAAAGGATTTTATTGAGGTCTCAGGCCGCCAGAAAACTGAAACAGTTGAAAAAGACGGCACTAAGTATAAAAACCTAGTTGTTAGCGCCAATGTGATTGAAACAGTCAAGGGCTCTAAACCAGCCGGCACTCAGGTGCTGGATGCAACAGATGCACCATTCTAAATGACTAGACAAAGCGCCTATTTTGAGGTTGTCGGGGCAGAGCCAGCGCCGCAGGGCTCCAAGCGATACCTAGGGAATGGGCGCTTTGTTGAAGCATCTAAGAAACTAGAGCCCTGGAGGCGTGCAGTTGCTGAGGCAGTTGAAGCCATGTTTGAGGCAACCGGGGACCGAACCACATTTAGCGAGGCTTGCCAGGTAGAGGTTACTTTTATCCTCCCGAAGCCCAAGACAGTCAAGCGGCTATGGCCTACAGTTCCACCAGATGCAGACAAGCTTGCCCGCAGCCTGGGGGATGCCATGAGCCTCTCAAAATACGCCCTTTTGCTAGAGGATGACAGCCTTATTTGTCACTGGGAAATCACCAAAACCTATGGAACCCCTGAAACTATGGGCGCAAAGGTCAAAATAACCCTTATTTAAAGCTCAAAAAAAGTTTCTAAAACACGCCCTAGAAACTTGCACATTGTGGCAGGTTATGTGTAGGGTTATTACATCAGGTCAAAGAGAGGACAAAAAATGACCAAGAGCATAAAACTAACAGACAAGCAAATTGAAGCACTTTACGCAGCAATCAGAATCCACGCAGGCTCATATGATGGTTGGACAGATTCAGAGCTATCTGAGTTTGACATTAAGCGTGAGCTATTGGCTTTGAAGCAAGTAGAGGCAAAGCTAGATGAAATCAGCGTAATAGTAGGCGCTTTGGCCGGAGCAACAAAATGAATAAGCCAAGCAAAGTAGAATTTGAGGATGTTGTCAATGACTACATCAATGGCGGCATGGAGGACATGGCTGCAATTTTTGACCAGGTTGACAACTGGACTCACTACTATAAAAGCAAATTTTGGACAGCTATTTATGAATGGAGAGCAAACAATGGATAAGGCAATCAAACATTTCGCAGAGGACATCTTGCCTCAGTCAAGTGATGAAGTATTACTAGAGATGGCAGACATCATGGACAAGATGACAGACCTGCATGAGCGTGAGGGCCACGAGGCTCAGCGCAAAAGCCTGGAGCCTTACAACATGGCAATTACAGAGGAATTAATTAATCGTGGGCTGGTGAACTACTAATGGGCTGGGGACTATTCGCAATGATGGCCGGATTCACAGGCGCATTGATTGTTAGCTGGGAGCTCCAGAAAATTAATTTACTTATGGGCCACACTGTTGGGATTGCCCTGATGTTTTTAATTATGATTTTTAGCGTTGACTACATGGCTAGGAGGATGAAGTGAGTGAGCTGCAAGATGTGATTGCTACAAGTAGCATTAAAGCTTTTAATCATGGGATGCGCTTTGAGCGTGAGCGCATTGCTCAGCTGATTGAACGCCTGGGGTTTCGCTGGGATGGAGACAAGCAAACTGTATTGCTAGACAAGCGTGAAATAGTGATGCTGATTGAGAGCGGTGCAGAATGAGAGAGTGGAAATACCAGCTTGCCCAAAAATTCTTTGAACGTGAGCTAGATGATGCTTACAAGATGGGCATCCGGGAGGGTGTAGAGCAGGTCACCAAGGCAATTACTTTTAACATGAGCCTAAGAGACCCGCACATTACCAAGGGTCAGATAGTTGCTTGGAACGCAGCTAAAACAATTGTTGCAAAGGCCACTGCACTATTCATCCGGGGGGCAAGATAACAATGGACAGCGATTACACAAAAGGATTTGAAGCCGGCAAAGCTTATGCCTATGCCTGGGTGATTGAGCTCATATTTCATCACTTAGATGCCGGAGTAAACCTGACTATGGAGGAAATTCTAAAAGAGGTTGAATGGGCAGCTGATGAAAAACACCGGATGGCTCAAGAGGCTGCAATCAAAAAGGCTCTAGGCGATGCCAAAGCGTGACTCTGATGAGTTCCACTTAGGGAAAATGGTTGGTGAGACTATGGGCCGCATCTCTGAGCAAGAGCGCATCATTGCACTACTGGAGGAAGTTGAAATCTCATTTTTTGACAATGACAAAGACCAGGTTCAGACGTTGCAACCGGACTGGACAGATTTATTTAGACAAATTAGGCGAGAGGCCTAAAACCAAATGGAGGACATCACTATGACACCAATTTATGACCAGGCCCACAAGGAATGGACCCAGGCAATTGCATCAGGCGAGGCAAGGGCTATGCTGCAGATGAAAAAAAGAATCCTAGGCGCATTGCAAGAGATAGGCAAACCAACTCAAAAGATTAAGGCCATTATCAAAGAGCTAGAGTCCATCAAATGAAGCGTGCCTGTTACGCCGGATGTGAAAACAAAAGCGGCCCAATAGAGGCAACCAGGGGTGTGCTTTGTGAAAAGTGTTATGAGGGCATCAGAGAGGCACTGCCAGAGGTCCCCGCAATTCTTTATCACTTACGCCAGGTCTATGCCATGCAGAGCAAGAGTGAACTGGAGGGCATCCGCAATATCAAAAAAGAGGCCCCTGCTCCACTCAACCTGCACGCACTAGATTTGACACTGCAGATTTTTTGGGCACTGTTTGAGCACCAGCCATCAGCTAAGTGGCAACCCTGGGAATACCTGGACATTGCCAGAGCTGAGACTTGGAGGCTCCAGCAAAACCTGGACCTGGTTGTCAACTCCCGGAGAGTGGCCAGTTTATTGCCATTGCCTAAGTTGCTAAAGACCGCCAAAAAGTCATTCCCAACCAGGGAGGAAAAGCGGGTTACTGCCCTCCCCTGCCCGGTCTGTAATAAACGCACCATCTATGTTCCCCCACAATTTGAGGGTGACAATTTAGAGGTTGTTTGTTTTGATTGTGGCTTCAAGATACCGCCAGAAAAGATGGAATTTTACGCACTACTAGCCGAGAGAGAGGCCGCAGATGTTAGCCAAACTGATTGATTTTTATAGACACACACTAGGGCAAGACCTAGCAGGCCTTATTGAGAGCGCCGTAAGTTATGAGCGCAAGCGCATCACCAAGCTTATTGAGGCAGAGACTGTTGCTGATTGTTGCTGGCAATACCACTCAGGTCACGTTGCCAAAGCAAAGCTACTTGAGCTGATTGAGGGGGAGTCCAAGTGAGCCGGAAAATCCTGACCATTGCAGAGGCTGCTCAGATTATTGGTAAGAGCAAGCGCACTATCCAGCTATGGATTCAAAAGGGTGAGCTCAAGCCAATTGCTAGATACATTGACCTTGGTGACTTGATTGAGGTTGACCGCAAAATGAATGAGAACAGAGGCTATAGGGGCCACAAGAATAAGGGAGGACACGCCCATGAGTAAGATGCATAACTTGCACGCTTTAGGGTTATACTTAGCGCAAGCGATAACTGGGACAGCGGGTGCTTCATGCTAGAGGACCTCAAGCCAGTTTCTAATGCTAAGCCCGGTTGCCGGGTTGCAGTTGTAGCCGGCACTTTATCCGACAAAGATGCAGAGATTCTTTTTGCCGCTATTGCTGATAAAGGCGCATGGCCCATTAAAACCCTAAGAAAAGCACTCCAAGCCAAAGGCCTGGAAATAAGCGACACCCCGCTGACATCTCACCGGGCTCAGACCTGCATTTGTTATAGGGTGGGATGATGCTAGAAAACTTAAGTAATTCAGCGCCAAGGATTCCAACCCCTCCAAATGTCAGACCAGGCATAGAGTTCAACGGCTCCGAGGGTGAGGCACAGACCCCAGGGCTACAGGATGGGGCAGACTTCAAGCAATACCTGGAGGATGCCGGATTCAACCTGGATGAAGTTGAAATCATAGGACCCCCACGCCTTAGCAGATGGCAAGTCTATGATGGCTCATGGCGCACAGCTTACAAATTTAGATTTAGACTACTCACTGGCGATGTTGTTGACCTGCCCCTGTTGTATAAGCAGGCCAAGGCTAAGGTCCCAAGGTTCACGCAGAGAGAAAAAACCGACAATGCTTTAGTCATTCTTTGGAGTGATTTGCAGGTTGGTAAAGCAGGCGCATCACGAGGCGGCACAGAGCAACTAATAGAGAGAGTGACAGAGGTCACCAATAAGCTCATCAGCCATGCCAAGGATGTAAAGCCCGCACGCATTATCTTTTGTGATGTCGGTGACATGATTGAGGGCTTTGAATCTGGGGGTAACCCAGGCCGCACCAATGACCTCAGCTTGATGGCCCAGGTTGACCTGGCCGCAACCCTTACATACGAGGCACTCAAAGGCCTAAGCAAATACTGTGATGACATTGTTTATCTGACAGTAGGCTCCAACCACTGCCAATGGCGTGCAGGTAGGACCAGGCTAGGCGGCACACTAGATGACTGGGGTGTCCACATAGGCCGGACTCTAGCTAAGTTAGCTAAAGAGGTAGGCCTGCCCATTAGATTCTTTGAGCCAGAGGATACCCAGGAATCCCTAGCCTTTGATGTCTTTGATGACCAGTTCCACATCCTTGGTCTGTTTCATGGACACCAGGGTAATAGACCTGACAACATCCCAGCCTGGATTAGAGGGCAGATGTTTGGCCAAGCACCAACTAACAACGCCACCATCTATTGCTCCGGTCATTATCATCACCTGGTTGTAAAAGAGTTAGGCAATACTCCACGAGGCTCTAGCAGATTCTGGATACAGGCCAAGACCCTGGACAATGGCAGTGATTGGTTTAGACAGATAGCAGGCGAGGACTCCAGCCCAGGCTTGGTAACGTTCACGCTGCAAAAAGAAACAGAATTCACTGGCACTGTCACTGTGTTGTAGGGGTTAGAAAAATGACCCCCCCTCCCCCCTCACATAACTGGGACTCCAGTAAGAGACGGCAAGACCCCCCCTACTGGGCTGCACTTAGGCAACAGGTAATCACTAGGGCTAATGGCTTATGTGAGCAGATGTCTGAGCCTGACCTGTTTGAGCCAGAGCCTAAGCGCTGCAACTACAGGGCAAACCAGGTTGACCACATCATTAATCTTGCTGCGGGCGGCAATGACCACATGACTAACCTCCAATTATTATGTGAGTATCATCACAAACAAAAGACCTCCAGGGAGGCTGCTAAGGGCCGTAAGCCTAGGACAGAGCGGCATCCTATAGAGAGACATCCAGGCTGGCATTAGCCTCCTACTGATACCCCTGCCCCTCCGCTGCACCGGCATCCCCCGGACTAACACCTCCCCTACCTCCCTGCTCCAGGACAATAGGGCATTGGCTTCACCTACCCACAGACTATGGGGGGACCACCTCCCCCACCCTGGCCACCAAAGGCGGAGAGGTGCTGTGGCTCGCTGTGCGTATGATTTGCTAAGGCATCGGGTATAGCTACTCCACACGCTTCACACGCTGCACACGCAGGCTAACTCCCAGCCAGTAGGCGGATTAGACCCCCGCTGCGCTCCAGGCCCTGAAAACACCGGCTTTACTACTTGCTTTAATTTATCGTTACAGGCTAGAATCAGGGGTATGTTATGCGAGATTTGCTCCAGCCCCTGTTTCCCTGGGGCTCGTGGCCGTAAGCCCAGATTCTGCTCAGGCAGATGCCGGGTTGCTGCACACCGGGGCAAGACGTTCCCAGCCGAACTGATTGCTCTAGCCCGCTGGATTAGGCACAAGGCCAAGCGCCCCATGCACCCAGCCGGACACTGGATAAGCGTGACCAACCCGGAGGCGCTATCTAGCTACCAGGTAGCCAAGGCCTCCCAGGCCGGAGATGGCCTAGGCTTTGTCCTCAACGGCGATGGAATTATTTGCATTGACTTGGACCACTGCTATGACGGCGCTCCAAGCACAGAGGCCCAGGCACTGATTGACTCACTGCCCCAGACTTACATAGAGATTTCCCCCAGCGGCACAGGCCTGCACATTTGGGGTAAAGGCCAGATGGAAACAGGCCGCAAGTTCACCCGCAATGGGTTGAGCATTGAGGTGTATCCCAACGGCAGATTTATTACCATGACCGGCAATGTCCTAACCAGGGCTGAGCTGGCAAACCTAGACATTAATGCAATTGTCGGAGACTGAAATAGTCTAAGACTTACTCGGAATGAGGAAACATGGCAATCCCAGGCAAAAAGCCAAATGAGCGCTCAGTCAACCGCACCCAGTCAAAGATTGATTGGACAGCCGTTGAGAATGTGGCCTATTCAGGCCCAGTCCCAGAGCTACCAGAATCCCGCACTTACATAAACCCCAAGGGCGAGGTCCAAGAGGTCCCCATTGAGCGCCGCACTCGTGAATGGTGGGAGGCAGTCACAAAGATGCCTCACTGTATCCTATGGCAGCCGTCTGATTGGCAGTTTTGCCTAGACACAGCTATGGTCCACGCCTCAGCTTCACATGGCTCAGTCTCTGCAATGTCAGAGCTCAGACAGCGTGAGAAAATCATGGGCACTACTGTAGATGCCCGCAGGGATTTGCGTATCCAATACGTTGAGCCCCAAATTCTTGAGTCAGTCCCAGCGGCAGTTATCAGTATTGATGAGCGCAGGACTAGGCTCCTAGATGCGTGATTTAGTAAGGGCAGAAATCCATGACCGGCAGAGGTCACTTGGATGGATGGCCGTCTGGTGGATAGAAACTTTTTGTGTGCATGGTCCAGGTGACGTGCAAGGCCAAGATGTCAAGCTTGATGACGAATTCTCAGGCTTCATCATTGACTCCTACGCCGTAGGCGAGGATGGCCGCAGGCTGTATGACTCAGCCTTTATTTCAAGAGCCAAAGGTAGAGCCAAATCTGAGCTTGCCGGCTTCATTGCTTTGTTTGAGGCAATGGGCCCAGCCAGATTCTCGCATTGGAGCGATGGCACAGAGACCTATGAGCGCAATGGCAACATTTACCAGTATTCCAAGGGTGACCCAGTAGGCGCAGAAGTGGTTGCCCCGGTTATCCGTTGTCTAGCTACTGAGGAAACTCAGGCCGGTAACACATATGACAACATTCATTTTAATTTGTCTGAGGGGCCACTAGCTGAGGGCCTCCCACGAGATGCAGCCGGACTAACCAGAATCTTTTTGCCTGGTGGCGGGGAAATCATCCCATCCACAGCAAGCTCATCATCCAAGGATGGTGGTAAAGAGTCATTTGTAGTCTTTGACGAGACTCACCTTTATACTCAGCCCGAACTTAAGCGTATGTATCAGACAACCAGGCGTAACCTTGCCAAGCGTAAGGCTGCAGAGCCCTGGTCACTTGAAACCTCCACGATGTATCTGCCCGGTGAGAAATCGGTGGCAGAGGAAACTCACGAATTGGCCAAGGCCATTAAAGAGAGTAAGACCAAGCGCCAAAGGTTGCTGTTTGACCACAGAGAGGCAGACCCGGACATTGACCTCACTGATGAGGATGCAGTGCGGGCTGGATTACGTGAGGCCTATGGGCCTTTTGCTGATGTCATGGACATAGAGCGCATTATTAATGAAATCTATGACCCCCGAAATGACCCGCAGGACTCCAGGCGCTATTACTTCAACCAACCAACATCCTCTAAGGATGCCTGGATTTCAGCCCCAGAATGGATGGCTTGCTCACAGCCTCAAGAGGTTGCCAAGACAGATGAGATTACACTTGGCTTTGATGGTTCACGTAAGCGCTCACGAGGCGTTACAGATGCAACAGCCTTGATTGGCTGTAGAGTTTCAGACGGCTATCTTTTTGAGATAAAGGTCTGGGAGCAACCAGATGGACCCGCTGGCGAGGATTGGGAAATCCCCACAGCTGAGGTAGATTTTGAGGTGCGAAAAGCACACGAGAAATACAAGGTTGTTGGAATGTTTGCAGACCCCGCTAAGTGGGAGAGCTACATTGCCCAATGGGAGAGCGATTTTGGCAAGGCCTACAAGGTCAAGTCATCACAGGCACACCCAATTGAGTGGTGGATGACCGGTAATAGGTCATACTTAGTTGTTAGAGCTTTGGAGCAATTCCAAAATGCTGTAATTGATAGAGAGATGATTCACTCTGGAGATTTGGCATTGAGCCGGCACATACTAAACGCTAGACGGCGCTTAGGCAGGTCCGGTTTGTCTATTGCAAAAGAGCACCCAGATAGCAAGAATAAGATAGATGCTGCAGTTGCTGCAGTCCTGGCTTACCAGGCTAGACTTCAAGCACTCTCCAAGGGAGAGGCTACTAAAAATACTTTTGTTCCCCGCAGAATCCGTTAGGAGTAACAATGGCCACGATGCTAAACGCATCCCAAACCAGCCTAGTCAAACACTTGGCTAAGCATCAGGGGCAGTTCAACCTGCTAGAGCGTTATTACAGTGGAGATGCCCCACTCCCAGAGGGAGCGGAGGGTCAGTCACGTGCTTACCGCAAGTTCCAGCGCAAGGCAAGGCTAAACCTTGGACAGCTTGCAGTTGCTGCAGTAAAAGAGCGCATGATTATCTCTGGATTCCGCACAGGTGCAGACGATGACGAAAACGGCGATGCAGTAGCACGCAGACTTTGGAAAGCTAACAATTTGGATGTGGGCTCAGCTGACCTCCACACATACCTGCTAACTTTTGGGCACGCATACGCAATTGTTGGGCCGGCTAATGAGTCCGGTTACCCAGTTGTTACCATTGAGGACCCTAGACAGGTTTACGCACGCACATCCCCAACTGACCCAAGAAAAGTAACAGAGGCAGTCAAGCTGTTTACTGAGGGCGGCTACCATTACGCATACTTTTATTACCCAGAGCGCATTGAGGTTTATGTAAAGCCTACTGACCAGCCTATCTACGATGCAGAAAACTGGACATGGGCAGAAAACATTAGCTCAGACAACACACTTGGAGAGATTCCAGTTGTCAAGTTCACTAACGCAGACGGCAAGGGTGAGTTTGAGCCTTACCTAGACATCTTGGACAGAATTAACCACATGATTCTGCAGCGCCTGGTTATTGCAACCACTCAGGCATTTAGACAGCGTGTGCTCAAGGGCGATTTCCCAACGCATGACCAAGACGGAAATGAAATTGATTACAGCGGAATCTTTGAGAGCAACGCAGGCTCACTTTGGATGGTTCCAGAATCTGCAGACGTTACCGAACTTGGCCAGGCAGACATAAATGGAATTCTGCAGGCAGTAAGAGCAGACATTCAGGACTTTGCTGCAGTCACTCGCACTCCGATGCACTACCTAACCCCAGAGGGCGCTAATGGCTCAGCTGAGGGTGCAGCTTTAGCACGTGAGGGCCTTGTCTTTAAGACTGAGGACCGCATTGCCAGGGTTACATCTGGTTGGTCTGCAGTTATGTCTTTGATGTTCAAGTGGACCGGAGACAATGAGCGTGCAGAGCTGTTGGACCTTGAGCCACTATGGAAACCAGCTGAGCGCTACAGCCTCTCAGAGCGTGCAGATGCAAATAGCAAGTTCCAGGATGTTCCATTCCGCTCACGTATGGCCCTAATTGGCCAGTTCAGCCCGGCTGAGATTGCTGAGATGGAAGTTGAGCGGGCCGGAGAGCAAATTCTAACTGCAACATTTGCGAGTGGAGCTGTTGTCCAATAGAGAGAGCCTAACTAGGGCATACCACAGACTGACTGCCATTACTACAAACAATGCAGGTCAGTTAGCTAGTGATGCCTTTAACAAATTGGGCTCATGGCGCACAGAGGACATCCAGCGATACATTGATTCAGTGCTACCTGGAATGGATAACGCTAAGCGCACAATGTCTAACTACACCGCTGGTTACTATGGCCGCATTGCAGCGGATGAGCGCCAAACCTTTAAATCTGTATCTGTTCCACCAACTGCACTGACCACTCAGGCCCTTAGAAACGGCACTACAGCTGAAATGATTTGGGAGCGCCCATTCAAAGAGATGTGGGGCGAGCTAAGCAAGGGCAAAGACTTTAGCACCGCACTGCAGGCTGGAGCACGCAGAGCAGACTGGACAGCTAGGACAGAAATTGAACTAGCCAAGCGCCAAGCCGGGCTAACTGTCAGGGATGGAAACACCAACATTGTTGGGTATCTACGCACACTGTCCGGAGCAGAAAACTGTGGGCTTTGTTACTTGGCTTCAACTCAGCGCTATTGGCGTGGGGACTTGCTACCCATTCACCCTGGTTGCGATTGTGGCGAAACCCCAATTTACGGAAACACAGACGTTGGGCAGATTGTTGACCAGCAAACTTTGGATGCTACACACGAGGCTGTAGAGCAGCGCTTTGGGCAGTCTGATGCCTCCGGCAGACAGATTGACTACAGAAAAATTAAGATTGTCAACCACACTGAGCTAGGACCATATCTAACAGTTGAGGGTCACGAGTTTACAAAGATAAAACCACAAGACCTAAAGACACCAATTAAAATTGGTAAAAAAGTTGACCCCGCTGTAAAGCTGACATTTTTACAAAACATCAAGCCAAAACTGGACAAGATTAGCGCAAGCAAAATTGCGGATGACATCAAGCTTGAGCATGGGGATGTTAAGGTTGCAAGCCTAAAAGGTAAAGCAAAGGTTCAGGCCTTAGGCCAGAGAACATCTGCACACTTAGACAACATCACTACATTGGGCGCAGAGATTGATGGCGAAATCACCAAAAGAGTTGTTAGTGAAGTTAACAGCGTAAGCACAGGGGCGGCTGTAAAGGCCGCAACAGAAAAACTTGAGTCACTTGAGAATCTTTTAGCACAGACAAAACTTAAGTATGAAGCATCTTACCAAAAAGGCATTGCAGATGAGCTTGCAAAGCTAGATGCTAAAATTCAGCTTGATTACAAGGGCCTGGTTTCAAGAAACGCTAATCAAGAATTCCTGGATGAGTGGCTAGGACAGTGGACTCCAGAAAAAAGATTAAGAGTTGCAGAATTTAACGCAAAAGGTCTTTTTGATTACTCACCTGCAGGGCAGGCGCTGAAAAAAGAAATTGGCCGGCTAAATGTTGAGGCCTACTCACTCAAACAAACTTTGCCTGGAAACATCATCCCTGGCAGTGAGAGGTATAACCAAATCTATTCAGCAAAGGCCAGAGAGGTCTTGGCTGAGGTTAGAGCGCTTGGACAGGGTGGCCCTAAGTTTGCAGGCAGCGTAAAAGTCAATGAAATTGTGGATGAAGCTAAAAAGTTTTATCCTAATGATTGGCTTGATGCAGCTAACGCAAGATTTGGCGCAATTGAAACCAAAACAGTAACTCGTGGTTATTTCAATCAAGCTAGTAAAACCCTAGCCGTCAGCTTTGATAAAGCCCAGGGATTCACCCCAGGCCTTGCAACGGCAGTGCACGAAATTGGCCATATGTTTGAGTATTCAGTGACCGGCCTTAGAGAGCTAGAGTTTGCCTTTGCTCATAAAAGAGCAGCCCTAAACCCAAAGCGCACTAACTTGGGGAGCAAAGAGGTTGGTTTTGAGGACACCTGGCGCAATCTTTACTCTGGCAAAGACTATGGCTACCAGGTAGACTCAGCTTATGAAATCTTTACTACCGGAGTTGAGTCTGTCTTTGTGGGCAGTAATCTTTTCAGCCCCCCTAGCTACTCAGGCTCCAAATACCTTAATAAGTCCTTACCATCAAACATACCAATTGATGATGAGTTTAGAAAATTTGTTTTAGGAGTATTGTTTAGCCTATGATGTGGGAAGCCGTTACACCACAAGGCAGAATCTATTGGCTGGATGACATTGAGAATCCATTGATAGGCTCGCCGGTGGTTGCCCTACGTCTTAGGGAGGCCGCAGAAATTGGAATACAAGCGTTCCCAACTGCGTTGACCATAAACATAGATTTAAAAAATCCTGGTGAAGTCAGGTTTGCCCTAGAAACTTTGTATGGGCCAGATGTCACATTTAGTGAAAACGCCCCGGAGGCCACACAATTTTTTGAGCCGGTTCAGCCCGGTTACGTCTATTAGATTTCCAGCAATTCCGCTGGTTAGGCTCGCAATGAGCAAACGCTAATCCGAAATGGAGAAGTTACCCATGAATGAAACAACCGAAAACGCAGAGGTTACTGAAACCGCTGCAACCGAAACAGAGACAGTTGAAACAACTGACCTATCTGCAGAGGTAGAGAAGTGGAAATCACTCTCACGCAAAAATGAACAACAGGCCAAAGCAAATGCCCAGGCTGCTAAAGAGCTAGAGGAATTCAAAAAATCCCAGCTGAGCGATACTGAGAAACTGATTGAGTCTGCCAAGGCAGAAACTACAAGACAGCTAAAAACAGAATTCGCAACCAAGCTGGTTGATTCTGAATTAAAGGCGGCACTAAATAGCAGGGTCCTGGATGGAGCTGCACTGTTGGAGTTTAACAAAAACTCATTTATTACAGATGAGGGTGATGTTGACACCGAGGCTATTCAGTCATGGGTTGAAGCTCACTCAAAATCCGCCACAGCGCCTGCTCCAGATTTGGGGCAAGGTTCAAGAGGCACAAACCCAAGCAAGTCTCTAGTTACCTCTAGGGATGAGCTGTCTCAAATGACACCAACTGAAATCCTGGCAGCCCGCAAAGAGGGCCGCTTGGACAAACTAATGGGCAAACTATAACCCAAGAAAGGCCACATAAAAATGGCAATTGACAATTTCATCCCAGAAATCTGGGCGGCTGGAGTAACCCAGTCATTCATCGCAAACCAGGTTGTTATCCCAACTCTTAACACCCAGTTCACTGGAAACGTTACAAGAGGCAACCAGGTCCACATCATTAACGCAACAACCCCAACCATTGTTGACTACGCAGCCGAGGGTCGCACCATCACTGCCGAAGCTCTAAATGACACCGAAGTGCTACTAGCTATTGACCAGGAAAAGGCGTTTTCTGTAAACGTTGACGATGTTGACAAGGTTCAGGCCTCATCTGCATTTGGTCCTTGGGTAGATGCAGCCGGTAAGGCACTTGCTGAGGATGCTGAGACTTATGTCCTAGCTCAGATGATGTCCGGTGCTTCATCCGCTCAGGCTTCAACCCCTGTTGCTGTTGACACCCCTGCAGAGGCTCGTGCCGCTGTGCGTGCAATCCGCAAGGCAATGTCAAAGAGCAAGGTTCCAGCTGGAGACCGATTCCTAGCTGTAAACCCAGACTTTGCTGACCTACTAATTGATGGTCTATCAGATGCAGCTGTTGCAGGCGGCTCTGAGGAACTACGCAACGGCCAGATTCTACGTCTATACGGCTTCACTGTTATTGAGACTCCACTAATTGCAGGAACTACCCCAACAGCTTTGGGTTACCACAATGCAATGGTTGCTTACGCAAACCAGGTGAACTCTCTTGAGGCACTACGCAACCCAACCAAGTTTGCTGACATTGTGCGTGGACTAAACGTCTACGGCGCAAAGGTGCTCAAGTCATCTGCAGTTGTAAAGTATGTATCAGCCTAAATAGCTGAATTGCTAGGGGTCCGGGCTTGCCTGGGCCCCTAGCTCCACGCCGCACAAAAAATCTCTGAGAGGAAACAATGGCACTAGCAACAATTGCTGATGTAGAGGCACGCTTAGGCAGACCACTCACAGCCTCAGAATTGCCAAAGGCTCAGGCGTGGCTGGATGATGCATCCGCACTATTCACGCAAAGAGCAGTGCAGCAATTCATTCCAGGTGAATCTAAGGTGAGGCTATTCCCCAGGGATGGCATTGTCAGACTGGTGCAGAGGCCAGTCATTGAAGTAGTGTCAGTAAAAGACCTAGACGGCATTGAAATTGATTACACGTATGACGGATTTCAATCACTCTATGACCTAGGCATTTTTAATCCGGTAATCGTAGAGTATGAGCATGGCTCAGATGATGTCCCCGCAGACGTTGTGGCCTGCGTAGCGGGCATGGTAGTCCGGACCCTACAGATTGCCCCAGATGCGGCCTCAGGGGTCACACAGCAGTCTGTAGGCCCATTCTCGCAGTCCTACGCTACTTGGGCGGTTGGTGGACAGGTTATGATGTCACCCGCTGAGGAAAAGGTTGCTAATGCATACCGGGAAAAGACTTTTAGAAGCGCAAGCACGTTAGGAAATGGAAACTATGGAATTAATTACCCAAATCCAACGAAATTCCAGCGGGACTGATTCACATGGCCTGCCTGTATGGGTAGAGACTCGCATCTCTATCGGTGCAATTGTGGCAGCCAGGTCCTCAAGCTTATTGACTGAGGCAGATGCTGTCACAATTACTCAGGGCCTAACGCTTTACTTACCATCAAACACCCAAATCAATGATGGAGACAGATTTGAAGTCCGGGGCAAAACTTACGTAATTGATGGTGAAGCATTTGATTGGCGGGATGGTCTAGGTAACTGGAATCCCGGCACTGTAGTCAACCTCACCAGGGAGCAAAATGGCCAGTAAGATTCCAGGCGGCGGCGGTGAGGTAAAACTCAACTATAAGGGCATGGGTGAATTACTCAAGTCAGAGGCAATCCGCTCAATGTTGCTGGAGCGTATGGCGAGAGTCCAATCCGCACTGCCAGGCTCTACACTAGAGAGCAGGAATAGGCGGTCTCGTGTGGTAGCCATTGTAAAACGTGGCTCTGATTACGAGGAAGCAAACACCGGAGCTCTATCCAGAGCATTAGATTTAGCCGGAGGTCAGAGAGGCACAAATGTTGTCCTCAAGAAAACCAGTAGGAGGTCCTAATGGCTGATGCAGTTATCTTTAGTGACATCATGGCCCATCTGGTTACAAGAATAAAAGAGGCCCTAGTGGCCCAAGAATTCACAAGCACAAGAGTGAGCGTGCTTGCTGATGAAAGCCCATCTCAGGTCATTCTGAGACGTGACGGGGGCACTCGTAAGAGTAAAACTGTTATGACCAGCGTTGTAGGAGTAAACATCTACGCCGCTAATTACTCAGATGCTGAGACATTGGCAAACATGGTAGAGGCTATCTTTGATGACCTTGCCGATGGTGAGCCAATCACACTGACATCTGTTCAGGCATCCATTCAGGATGTGTCTGATTTAAAGTCACAGCGCAGGTTTATGCGCTGGGCTGTTGACCACCGGGGTGAAAACCTCACAATCCCTAATTAGGAGTAAAAATGGCACTAGATAGCGATAACGTAAGAGTTGCGGTCACTGGTGCAGTCTATGTTGGTCCAACCAGCGCAACTGCCCCATCATCCTCAGCATCTACACTGACCGGATTCACTGACCTTGGTTATGTATCCGCAGACGGCATCACCGAAACAATTGACAAAACCACATCACAGATTAGAGCTTGGCAAAATGGAGCTCTAGTGCGTGAAGTTGTATCTGAGGGAACTTACTCAGTAACCCTTACATTCATTGAGACCAACCAGGATGTGCTAGAGCTTTACTTTGGCTCTGCAGTAACTGATGGTGAACTTGATGGAGACCCAACCAACTCCGGAGGCCGTAAGAGCTTTGTCATGGATGTTGTTGACGGCTCCATTGTTGAGAGAACTTACATCCCAGCTGGAGAAATCACAGCTGTTGGTGAGCGCACCTTGGCATCTGGTGAAGCTATTGGTTACAACGTAACCATCACAGCTTACGCTGACACTTCAAACGTAACATTTAAGAAGTTCTTTAGCGAACTAGAGGCTTAATAAGCAACCCTAGCAGTTTGATTGCGGCGGCTGCTAGGGTCTAAACTTAGGTAGGGGGAGATTCCGGTCTCCCCCTGCCAGCCGCAAACTAGAGAAAAGAGTAGCCGCATGAGCGTTATCAAGATTGAATCAAGAAACAAAAAGCCAGACCTAAAAATTAACTACTTAGGTAAGGATTACATTTTGCCGGGCAACATCTCAGCTGCATTGCTTGAAAAGCTAATCAGCGTTAAGGATGAGGGCGGCGAGGAGGATTTTCTAAGGGCATTTTTGTCTGAGGTAATTCCATCTGATTTCAAAAAAGTTTTAGCTCAGGATGACATTGCTCAGCTGGTCCCAATCTGGATGGAGCACATCCAAGGCCCAAAAGAGCCCAACTCCAAGAGCTAATAAACAGCCATGAGGCTGAGCTAGTTTATGACCTAAGAAAACTAGGCATAGACCCTAGCAATGTGGAATTGGATGAGTTGCTCCTAATAGTGGAGATGCTCATCAAAGACCCGCAAAGCTGGACCGGTTCAGCGCTTATGAAATGGAAACACCCCATCTCGTATGAGTGGGCAGTCTTAGCCGCAACCTATGACTTACAGGCCCAGGTGCACTCTGGTAAGAGAAAACCAAAGCCATTCCCAAGGCCCTGGCCAGACCCTAACGTGAAAACAAAGGGCAGTGCCAGAAAAGATGCTAGGGAAATCCTCAAGCGTGCTAAAGATGGAGATTTGAATTGGCAGAACAAGCATACGCCTATGTAACACTCATACCAGTTGCTAAGGGTTTCCAGGA